CTTGACCCGTTCGGCGGCAGCGGCAGTACCCTCATTGCCTGTGAGCAGACCAACCGAATCTGCCACACCATTGAGCTGGATGAGAAATACTGCGATGTCATCATAAAACGCTATATCGAGCAGGTCGGCACTTCGGAAAATGTGTCTGTGGTGCGTGACGGCAAAACCATCCGTTTTGATGACCTGGAGGTGTCTGCCGATGGAGAATAAAAACTTAACACTGGGAAGTCTGTTCGATGGCAGCGGCGGCTTTCCTTTAGGCGGCTTGATTTCCGGCATTACCCCGTTGTGGGCATCGGAGATTGAGCCGTTTCCTATTCGTGTCACTACCAAACGGCTGCCGCAGATGAAACACTACGGTGATGTATCGGCACAAAATGGTGCCAACCTCCCGCCTGTGGACATCATCACCTTCGGCAGTCCCTGTCAGGATATGTCGGTGGCGGGAAAACGCAGCGGTCTGGACGGAGAGCGCTCCTCGCTTTTCTATCAGGCGGTGCGGATCGTGAAAGAAATGAGGTGCAAAACCAATGGCAAGTATCCAAGATTTGTGGTCTGGGAAAACGTCCAGGGAGCGTTCTCGTCCAACAAAGGCGAAGACTTCCGGGCAGTCCTCAGCTCACTGTGCAAAATCAAAAGAGAAGACTATGCTGTGCCTGAACTTCCGAACGGAAAATGGGACAACGCAGGCTGCATCATGGCAGAGGATTTCTCCCTCGCATGGCGGCTGTTCGATGCGCAGTATTGGGGAGTTCCCCAACGCAGAAAACGCATCTACCTTGTCGCAGATCTTGATGGCGGGAGTGCCGGAAAAATACTATTTGAGTCCGAAGGCGTGTCAGGGTATACTTCGCAGGGCTTCCGTTCGTGGCAAGGAACTGCCGGAAGTGCTGAAGAAAGCGTTGGAGCGTCAAGCCTGTGCCTAAACGACCAGGGCGGTCAGCGGATGGATGTGACAGAGGATTTTACCGCAACGCTTCGTGCGGCATCCAACCATCCTCCGCTTGTGTTTGAAAACCATAGTCAGGACACCCGGTACAAGGGACCTTTGGATGTGGCACAGACCGTTTCTTCTACCTATGGAATGGGCGGCAACAATCAGCCGTTTGTGCTGGAGACACCTAAGACGCTGAAAATCCGCTCTGGCTGTGAGGGCGGCGGCAAGGGAGCATTGATTCAGGAAAACAAATCCGCAACGCTCTCCTGCAACAACGACCAGACGGTGTTCGTGCCGAAGTGCTACGGTATCTGCTCAAAAGACAGCAACTCCATGAAGTCGGACAATCCGCACAGCGGTTTCTATGAAGCGGAAACGAGCCGATGCCTGGATGCTAACGGCGGCAATCCATCCTGCAATCAGGGCGGTATGGCTGTGGTGGCAGTGCAGGGTTCCATGATTGGCAGAGCCGAAAAGAACGGTCCCCAGGGCAGCGGTATCGGAGAAGATGTCAGTTTCACGCTTAATACGGCAGACCGTCATGCAGTGGCCTTTTCGCAGGAAGCCTATGACAAATATGTGGAAAACGATACGGGCAGTTCCCTTCGTGCAAGCGGTGGAATGTACGGCGGCGGTTCTGAAACCCTCGTCTACAGTACAAGCAAAAACTCCTACCATACCGAAGCGGAAGAAAATCTGGCAAATACGCTGGTGGCAACGGACTATAAGGACCCACCGACCGTAGCGGAAGAACCGCAGTACATTATCCGTAGGCTTACCCCAACGGAATGCGCAAGGCTGCAGGGATTCCCGGATTGGTGGTGCGATGATCTCGGTACGGAAAATCCGACCGAAGATGATATTGCATACTGGTCGGAGGTTTTTGAAACCCACAGAAAAATCATGGGGACTTCTACGAAGCCAAAGACGGAAAAGCAGATCATCAAATGGCTGAAAGACCCATATTCCGATGCGGCGGAGTATAAAATGTGGGGAAACGGTGTGGCACTTCCGAATGTCTGCTTTGTACTGGCAGGGATTGTGTACTACTCACAGTTTCCACCATTTTTGCTTTGAATTGTTCTACACTGGAGACCCCTCAGAATCCTTGCTATTTATCGGCTACAGAGTGATATATGTACTACCGAAAAAACAAGGAGGTATCCATGATGAGGATTGAATTTAACAAAACAGGAGCAGAACGAAAAGCACTGGTCAAGGCGATTTCAGAAATTACGGGAGTTGCGGCGGTATACAAATATATGCCGACTTGCGCATACGAAATTGATTACTTTACCGTAACCAAGGACGGTGCATTGGAGTTTGATGACCGGGCGGACAACGAGGAGATTGAAACTTTGCTGAAGCAGCTTGCCGAGCGCGGCTTTACTGCCGCAGAAATGTCTGACGCAGCCGCCGAGAAAGTATCCAAGGACGCAGTTGCCGAGCCACAGGGCGAAAGCGTAGGTCTTACGGTGACGATTCCGCTTGATAAGGTAGCAGTCGGAAACCTTACAAAGCTGCTTGATGCCAAAGGCAGTCTGATTAAAAAGGCACTGGGCATTGCAGAACTTCCGATAGAAATTGGCGAAGATGCGGTTTCCTTCTCTTGGTTCGATACCTGCGTGGATGCGGATACTGCGAAAGCCTATACCGACTTCATTGCCGCACTGTGCAGGATGAGCAAGGAGCAGAAACGCATCAATGCTACCGAAAAGGACGTCATCAATGAAAAATACGCATTCCGATGCTTTCTCCTGCGGCTTGGCTTTATCGGCGCAGAGTACAAGGCAGACCGAAAGGTCCTGCTGAAGAACCTGGAAGGTAGTTCTGCATTCAAGAGCGGTGCGAAAAAGGAGGTGGCAGACGATGAGGTTTCCGAATAAAGAAACAGTCGAGCAGGTACGCAGTCAATACCCCGTTGGAACGAGGGTGGAGCTTGTAGAGATGGATGATGCTCAGGCACCGCCCATTGGCACCCAGGGAACGGTAACCGGTGTGGATGATACCGGCAGCCTCCTGGTGGACTGGGATAATGGCTCCGGACTGAATGTAATCTATGGTGTTGACCGAGTGAAGAAGCTGTAATATACACAGTTTTCTCCTTCATATAGCACCCGATCTTTGGCACATATATTGACCTTAATTCGCTTGCTATTATGTGCTTTCAGAGTGATATATGTACTACCAAAAGAAAACAAGGAGGCACACACCATGATGAACATTTTTGAAGAAGCTTACAGAGGAATCCAGGAAGCAAAAAAGGCTTACGCCGTAGCAACTAACACGGCTGAGCAGGATGCAGCAAGAGCCATTTACAAGCAGGCAACCGCAAAGCTTGATGGCTTAAGCAACACAGAGCAGCGCATTTGGAGCGCTTATGAAACTGCCAAGGACTGTGGCAACGAATACATCGACCTGAACGACACCATCCGCGATGAAGCAGTCGAAGGCTTGGTAGCCTGCATGAAGGAAAACGGCATCGAACATTTCACCTTTTCCTCCACCTGGAGCAGCGCAGTGGAAACCGCATGGCTTTTTCAGAAAGCCGGATGCCGCCTGGAAGGTCTCATAGAAATCAACAGCCAGCACAAGGCTTTCATGAGCGATGAGTATGAAAAGGCACACGGATACCTTTTCAAGCTGAACTAAGGAGGTGTTGGATATGTGGAAAGAAGGAACTATTGGCATCCCTAAGAAAGACGGTGGCCGCAAGGCAGTCCACTATTGGATTAAGGTCTATGAGGAAGGCAGCGAGTTCGGCATCAACGGTGGAAAAATCAGCAAGCTGATGCTCAAACTGGACGGCGAAATCATCGCCAACTATGATAGAGGCTGGGACATCGAACCCACCTGCGAAGAAGCGAACCTCGCCCTTTGCATTCTGCTGAACGAAAACAACTAAACAAAATCCTGCATAAGGTCAGGACGGAGCCGGAGGGCTCTGTTCCTCGTATACGAAGTCGCACCATTGATGGTGGCGGCTATTTTTATTGCCATTTTGAAGGGAGTGACGGCATTGCGAAAACTAAAAAAATATAAACCGACTAAGTTTAAGGCAAAGGATTCTCACTATGATATTGATGCCGCCGACTTTGCCGTTGCATTCATCGAAAGCCTGTGCCACACCAAAGGCACCTGGGCAGGAAAGAAATTTGAACTCATCGACTGGCAGGAGCAGATTATTCGTGACTTGTTCGGTACGCTGAAGCCAAACGGTTACCGGCAGTTCAATACCGCCTATGTGGAAATTCCGAAGAAGCAGGGCAAGTCGGAGCTTGCGGCGGCTGTGGCACTTCTGCTGTGCTGCGGTGACGGTGAGGAACGAGCTGAGGTCTATGGCTGTGCCGCCGACCGACAGCAGGCCACCATTGTGTTTGATGTGGCCGCTGATATGGTGCGGATGTGTCCGGCTCTGAACAAGCGAGTAAAAATCCTCGCATCACAGAAACGCATTATTTATACACCGACCAACAGCTTCTACCAGGTGCTTTCCGCAGAAGCCTACTCCAAGCATGGCTTCAATATTCATGGCGTGGTATTCGATGAACTGCACACACAGCCCAATCGAAAGCTCTTTGATGTCATGACCAAGGGATCCGGCGATGCAAGAATGCAGCCGCTGTACTTCCTGATTACGACAGCCGGAACAGATACCAACAGCATCTGCTATGAAACCCACCAGAAAGCAAAGGACATCCTGGACGGCCGTAAAATCGATCCTACTTTTTATCCTGTGATCTACGGTGCAGATGATTCGGACGATTGGACAGACCCCAAGGTGTGGAGAAAAGCCAATCCGAGCCTGGATATCACAGTTGGCATTGATAAAGTTGAAGCTGCCTGCAACTCTGCAAAGCAAAATCCCGGCGAGGAGAATTCCTTCCGGCAGCTTCGTCTGAACCAGTGGGTCAAGCAGGCTGTTCGTTGGATGCCGATGGAAAAATGGGATGCCTGTGCATTTCCTGTGGACGAGGATGAACTGGAAGGACGTGTCTGCTATGGCGGTCTTGACCTTTCGTCTACAACGGACATTACAGCCTTTGTGCTGGTGTTCCCTCCGCAGGACGAAGATGATAAATACATTATTCTTCCGTACTTTTGGGTGCCGGAAGATACGCTTGACCTGCGTGTCAGAAGAGATCATGTTCCCTATGATGTATGGGAGCGAAAAGGATACTTGCAGACCACCGAGGGCAATGTAGTGCATTACGGCTACATCGAAAAATTCATCGAACGGCTCGGAGAACGGTTCAATATCCGGGAGATCGCTTTTGACCGCTGGGGCGCTGTGCAGATGGTGCAGAACCTGGAGGGCATGGGATTTACGGTCGTTCCGTTCGGACAGGGATTTAAGGATATGTCCCCACCAACCAAGGAATTGATGAAGTTGGTGCTGGAACAGCGAATCTCACATGGAGGTCATCCGGTTCTCAGATGGAATATGGATAACATTTTCATCCGAACTGACCCGGCAGGTAACATCAAGGCGGACAAGGAAAAATCAACAGAAAAGATAGACGGTGCTGTAGCAACCATTATGGCACTGGATAGAGCAATCCGATGTGGAAACGATGCAGGCGAAAGCGTGTATGACACAAGAGGGCTGCTCGTTTTTTGAAAGTTACTGTTCGGAATTTTCACTCTGTGTTATACTATCTTAGAACCTGATGGGGTAGGGGCCTTCGGTACTGGACCGAAGTGACCGCTCTCTGTCAGGTTCTCAGCAGGACTGACTGGTGTAGCCTCGGTGACTTTGAGCACCGCCTCGCCGTTTTCAGCATCCTGCTTTTTTGTTTGAAAGTATACTTTATATATTTATACTTAGCTTGATAGATGTGAAAAATGATGCTAACATGGTGAAAATAAAGCAAACGGAAATGGCTAAAAGGGGTGAGTTCAGTGATTACTGTATTGGAAAAACATGGTGAGGACGATTATTCGGTTTGGTTTTCTGAGATTTCCGAGAATGACCCACTTTGGAAGGAATTAATGGAAAAATACTGCAACACGGGAAGTTCTCTTCGTGGAACACTTGCAGATGTAACGGAAGAAATCCGAGATAATATGTGACAAATGAAATAGTGAATCGAGAAAGCATCTCTTCGGAGGTGCTTTTCTTATGCCATTTTTCAGAAAGGACGGTGATTTTTATGGGACTTTTAAGCGGATTATTTCGGAGCAGAGATGCTCCCAAGGACAGTACAGCGGGCAGTGCCTACCGATTTTTTATGGGCAGCAGCAGCTCCGGCAAACAGGTAAACGAACGCTCTGCCATGCAGATGACAGCGGTGTATTCCTGTGTACGAATTTTGTCGGAAGCTGTCGCAGGACTGCCGCTTCATTTTTACAGATACACCGATGACGGGAGCAAGGAAAAAGCCATCGACCATCCGCTGTATTTTGTGCTGCATGATGAGCCAAACCCGGAAATGACAAGTTTCGTGTTCCGGGAAACGCTTATGACGCACTTGCTCCTATGGGGCAATGCCTATGCACAGATTATCCGAAACGGCAAAGGTGAGGTCGTGGCACTGTATCCGCTGATGCCAAACCGCATGACGGTGGACAGAGACGATAAAGGGCACCTTTATTATGAATACCAGACCTCGACCGATGAAGCAAAGACCACCAAAGGCGGCACTGTTCGGCTGAAACCGAGCGATGTCCTCCATGTTCCAGGTCTTGGCTTTGACGGCCTTGTCGGATATTCGCCTATCGCTATGGCAAAGAATGCTATCGGTCTTGCGATTGCCGCAGAGGAATATGGCAGTAAATTCTATGCAAACGGTGCTGCGCCAAGCGGCGTGCTGGAGCATCCGGGAACGCTGAAAGACCCGTCCAAAGTGCGAGACAGCTGGACACAGACCTTCGGCGGCAGTGGAAACTCCCACAAGATTGCTGTGCTGGAAGAAGGAATGAAGTATACACCGATTTCTATTTCACCCAATGAAGCACAGTTTTTGGAGACAAGAAAATTTCAGATCAACGAAATCGCTCGAATTTTCAGAGTGCCGCCGCATATGGTCGGTGACCTCGAAAAGTCGAGCTTTTCTAATATTGAGCAGCAATCACTGGAATTTGTGAAATACACCCTGGAGCCATGGCTTGTGAGATGGGAGCAATCCATGACAAGGGCACTGATTTCGCAGAGTGATAAATCTCGGTATTTTATCAAGTTCAACGTAGACGGACTGCTTCGTGGTGACTATCAGAGCCGTATGAATGGCTATGCCACAGCAAGACAGAACGGCTGGATGAGTGCAAACGACATCCGGGAGCTTGAAAACCTTGACCGCATTCCTGCCGAGGACGGCGGCGACCTTTATCTCATCAACGGCAATATGACTAAGCTGGCAGACGCAGGAATCTTTGCCGCCAGCGGGAAGGAGAAAACTACCGATGAAGAAGTTCTGGAACTGGAAAAACAGGACGGTGACGAATCAGGAGACGCAGGAGCAGACACTGGAGAGGACGCTGTTTCTGAACGGCACCATCGCAGAGGAAAGCTGGTTTGACGATGATGTCACGCCACAGCTTTTTAAGGATGAGCTGAACAGCGGCAGTGGTGACATTATCGTTTGGATCAATTCACCCGGCGGTGACTGTGTAGCGGCAGCGCAAATCTACAATATGCTCATGGACTACAAGGGCAATGTGACCGTTAAGATTGACGGCATTGCGGCATCGGCGGCATCTGTCATTGCGATGGCTGGTACAAAGGTGCTGGTATCCCCGGTGTCCATGCTCATGATTCACAATCCGGCAACGGTGGCCTTCGGTGACTCTTCGGAGATGCAGAAGGCCATTTCTATGCTCGATGAGGTGAAAGAGTCCATCATCAATGCCTACGAGATTAAAACGGGCATGAGCCGGGCAAAGCTCTCGCACCTTATGGACGCAGAGACCTGGATGGATGCAAACAGTGCCGTGGAGATGGGATTTGCAGATGAAATCATGCAGAGAAATACAGCTGACGCTGTGGAAACCCCGCAGGTCAGCAATGTGTATTCCCGCACTGCCGTCACCAATCATCTCATGGATAAGATTGCTGCCAAGTGCAGGATCGAGCAGAAATCCGAAACCAAGACCAATGCCGATTCCCTCATGGAACGGCTCGATTTAATTAAAAACTGGAGGTAATTTATTATGACGATCAATGAACTTCGTGAAGCACGCAACAAGGCATGGCAGGGCGCAAAAGCATTTGTGGAGAGCAAGCGCGACAAGGACGGTCTGCTTTCTGCGGAAGATGCCGCTGCCTATGCTGACATGGAAAAGAAAATCAAGGACTACAGTGCCGAGATTGAGCGTATGGAACAGATGGAAGCAATGGAAAACTATATCATCACTCAGTTCGGTAAGGCACTCGCCAATGCCGAGGAGGATGCATTCCTCAACGGTGACGGTTCCGGCAAGCCGACCGGCCTTTTCGCCGCGACCGGCGGCGGTACGGTGGCAGGTACGCTTTCCGCTGCCATCAAGTCGGATGATATGCTCGACCTGGTGTATGCTCTTAAGCGTCCGTACCGCAAGAACGCAAGTTTCATCATGAACGATAAGACGCTGGCACAGCTCCGCAAGCTGAAGGACAATAACGGTGCCTATATCTGGCAGCCGTCCTATCAGGCAGGTGAGCCGGACAAGGTGCTGGGCTACGCTGTTCATACCTCTGCGTATGCACCGGAGAATGCCATCGCATTTGGTGACTACAGCTACTACAACATCGGTGATCGTGGCACTCGTTCCTTTAAGCAGCTCAACGAGCTGTTTGCTGGCAATGGCATGATCGGCTATGTTGCCAAGGAGCGTGTGGACGGCAAGCTGATTCTGCCGGAGGCAGTACAGATTTTGAAGCTTAAGGCAGATGCAACTGCCTAATAAAAATACCAACGGGCGGTGTTCCTAATGATATAATCCCCTTAGAGTAGACACATGAAATAATAAAATGGTGTAACTCTAAAGGGGGTTATTTTATGTCAAAGAAGAAATCACTTACAAGTGAAGAACGTGTTGCAGCAGTACAGGAATACCTCGATGGTAAAGGTGGATACAAGGCAATTGCCAGAAAATACAACATAGGGGCTACAACGATGAAAAGAATGGTATGCCGAGCTAAAACCGAAGGAATCGAATCCGTTGCAAAGGCATCACCGTATCGACACTATACCAATGAAATAAAAGAAGCAGCAGTAGAAGATTACCTCAATGGAAAAGGAAGCTTAACAGAAATATGTATAAAGTATAAAATCTCAACGGATATTGTCCTCAGAAGATGGATTTCATGGTATAATAATGGCAAGAGATTTAAAGAGCATAAACGCTCAGAAAGAGGACTTGCCATGAACAAAGGTAGAAAAACCACACAGGAAGAACGTGCGGAAATTGTTGCCTTCTGCATTGAAAATAATAAGAACTACACCCTGACAGTTGAAAAATATAATATTTCTTATCAACAGATATATTCATGGGTAAGGAAATATGAAATAAATGGTGTAGAAGGACTGATTGACCATCGAGGAAAATCAAAAAAACAAGAAGACCTTACAGAAGCTGATCGTCTTCGTATGGAGAACAAGATATTACAAGCAAAGCTTAAAGATCAGGAAATGGAAATTAAACTGTTAAAAAAACTCAGGGAGCTGAGAGGGGGCGGTCACTGAACGGAGTACGAAACGTGGACAAGTATATTGCAATCAAATACATGAATGAAGCAGAGCATTATCCGATTCAGAAGCTCTGCGCTGCTGTACACGTTGCACGCTCGGCTTACTACAAGTGGCTGCATCGGACACCGAGCCATAGCCAGCAGATCAATGAGCAGCTTGTAGAATGGATCAAACAGCACTATGAGGAGCGCAACGGCATCTTAGGTTATCGTCAGATGACGGTCGTGATCAACCGTGAGCATGATGTACATTTCAACAAGAAGCGCATCTACAGACTGATGCAGATTCTTCATCTGAAATCTGTTACCCGTGTCAAGAAGAATACATATATTCCATCAACGCCGCAAATCACAGCGGAGAATATTCTGAACAGAGATTTCCACGCAGATAAGCCGAACGAAAAATGGCTTACAGATGTAACTGAATTTAAATATTACGTAGGAACAGAGATCAGAAAACTGTATCTCAGCGCAATTCTTGATTTGTATGACAGACGAATTGTAACATACAAAATTATGGAAAGCAATAACAACGAACTTGTGTTTTCTACATTTGACGAAGCTGTTCGATTGAATCCTGATGCTCACCCAATCTTCCACAGTGACCGTGGCTTTCAGTATACCAACAAATTATTTCATCAAAAACTGACTGATGCAGGAATGATACAAAGTATGTCCCGTGTTGGGAGATGCATCGACAACGGACCAATGGAGGGTTGGTGGGGAATCTTAAAATCGGAGATGTATTATCTTCGCAAGTTTACGGATAAGACCGAACTGATTTCAGCGATAGAGGAATACATAACCTATTACAACACAAGGCGTTACCAGATCAAACTGAGCAGCATGACACCTATGGAATACCATGAAGCGTATGCTGCTTAGCTGGTCGGTGGGTGCCGCGGCAAGCACCTTTCTCCGTTCGTCGCTTCGCTCCTCACTCCAAAAGGTGCTTGCCATTTGCTAACAACAAAGCAGCCTGCACAAATTGCACAGACTGCTTTTAGTCACAACATAGAATATTTTTGTTTTTTGCGCTGTCTACTTGACAGGGGGCGGGTCATAAACCAAGGGATACCGTCCTTTTCATGGATTGAGGTGGTGATAGATATGATTGTGTCTTTGGATGAGATGAAACAGTATCTGCGGGTGGATTTTCCGGACGATGATGAGCTTCTTTTAAATGCTCTGCAGTCGGCAGAAACGCTCTGCAGAGATGTGGCAAGGCTCTCCGCAGAGGACTTTTCCAAAGAGCCTGTGGCGAAGATTGCTGTCATGTATGCGGTGGCATATTTGTATGAACATCGAGAAGATGCAGATCATCATGATTTAACGCTGTCGCTCCGTTCCCTGCTGTTTGGCATCCGCAAGGAGGGATTCTGATGAATGTGGCTCTTTTGAATGTGCGGATCACCGTATAGAAAAATGAAGCGGTGGTAGACAGCATTGGCAATCACAAAAACACATGGACAGACTGGTATTCCTGCTATGCGACTGTAAGTTCCGAATCTCCTAACGAAGACACCGATGCCGGAATGATCGTGGACAACAGCAAGATGGACTTTACGATTCGCTGGTGCCGGAACGCTGCGGAGATTACCTCGGATAAATACAGAGTGATCTATAACGGCAGCGCCTACAACATCCTTGGCATCGATCACATGAATTTCAAAAAGAAATCCATCAAGCTGAAATGTCAGAAAGTGAGGCGGTGAGCATGGCGTCAGACAGAGTCCCGATTGACCGCATGGCATCGGCCATTATGGAAGGCTTGCAGGAATATGCAGACCTTGCAACTAATGATCTGAAAAAAGCGGTAAAGAAGGCTGGTAAATCTGTAAAGGATGAAATTTCGCAGACTGCTCCAAAGGACACCGGCAAATATGCAAAGAGCTGGGCGGTCAAAACGGTAAAGGAAACCTCCAGTTCGCTGGATGTGGTGGTGCATTCCAAGAATCGCTACCAGATCGCTCACCTTCTGGAGCATGGTCATGCCAAGCGCGGCGGCGGTCGAGTTGCCGCAAGACCGCATATTGCACCTGCGGAAGAAAAAGCAGTGCAGACCTTGGAGTCCGAGGTGGAAAAGGCACTGGGAAGATAAGTAATGGAGAAAATCACAATGATTCTTGAAAAAATCGGACTTCCCTTTGCGTATGACCATTTTGCAGAGGGGGAAAGTCCGAACCCGCCGTTCATCTGTTATCTGATTCCGAACAGTGACAACTTCTCCGCTGACGGCAGGGTCTATTACAAAATCAATGAAATTCATATCGAACTGTATACCGACTGCAAGGACTTGTCGGCAGAACAGAAGGTCGAAGCTGTGCTTGATGGGTATGGCATTTTTTATGAGAAAACCGAGGTGTGGATCGAGTCGGAGAACCTTTACGAAGTCCTGTACACATTTGAAATGGAGGTAAACTGATATGCCTAAGAAAAATAAGGTGAAATTCAATATCTGCAATGTGCATTATGCTTTGCAGACCATCGGTGATAACGGTGATGTGTCTTTTGGCACTCCTGTTCCGATGCCCGGTGCGGTATCCCTTTCCCTGGATGCAAACGGTGAGCCGAGCAACTTCTATGCAGACGGCTACGCTTATTACACCATCAGCAACAACATGGGTTATGAGGGTGATCTGGAGCTTGCAATGATTCCTGAATCCTTCCGCACCGATGTGCTGAAAGAAACGCTGGATACCAACAAGGTGCTGATGGAGAACGCCAATGTGGAAACGGCGAACTTTGCGTTGCTGTTCGAGTTTGACGGTGATGTGAAGAAAATCCGCCATGTGCTGTATAACTGTGCGGCAAGCCGTCCGTCCATCGAATCCCAGACCAATGAGGATGAGATCGAGGTGCAGACGGAAACGCTGTCGGTCAAGGCCACTCCGCTGGCAAGCGGCTATGTGAAAGCCAAGACCGGGGACGATACCACCGAGAAGATTTATAC